ACTCAGTTGCCACAGGTACAGGCACGAGGCTGATGATGCGGCAAAGCCCGACAGGGTTGCGCTGAACTTGTAGGCGTTCCGCGTGGAACCCTGCAACGTCAGCGACTGGTAGTACGCGACGCAGGCTTGGGAAATGGCGATGTCCGCGTCGTAGTCTGAACTCGGAATGATCGCCACCTCGGTGACGGTGTTCAGCCAGCAGTTGGCTCGGATGGCGACGGTGCAATCCATCATGATCGCATCGCAGCAGGTCGAGGTGCTGCAGCCAGTCCAGTTGGGATCTGCGATTGGCATGTCGATGGACACGGTAGAGGATGAAATCCACCATGCGCCGCCGTCAGCGTCACAGACGAGGGTGAGCTGCACGCTCGGGACGGAGATGGTCACTTCGCACGGGCATGTTCCGCCGCCCTGCTTGGCCCACGAGCGCGAAGTGGTGATGTTGAGCGCGACGGTGATGCGCGAGCCTGGCTGGATAGGCACGATCTTCTCGCGCTGGCAGTTGCAATCGCACCGCCAGCGAAGGTCGCACACGTCACAGCCAGACAGCACGGCGCAGCAGCAGCCGGCCTGCATCATGCTCATGCGTCAATCCTTCTTGCCCGGAATCCACGAGGCGATGCGGGTCACGCTCACGAGGTGGCCGGCGATGTAGCCGATGGCGAGCATGGCGATGGCGGCCCAAGTCGAACCGACGAGGCTCTCGATAGTGGCGAGGATGATCATGTGCGCTTCTCCTGCTGCGCGCGAAATGCGACATCGAAGAGCGGATCGGCGGCGCGCTTGGCGCTGATCCACTCGCGGACGTTCTCAGTCTGGGCCGGGTCAAGGGTGGCGGCGGCCAGCGCGGCCTCGGTGCGCTTGGCGCGCGGGATCAGCCCCACGGCGGCCCGCAGCGCCTGCCCGATTCCCGTCTGCCACAGCAGCACCACGACGGCCACCACGATCACCGCAGCGAAGCCCCAGCCGAGCAGGCTGGCCCACCAAGGGGTCTGATCCTCGACGCCTGGCAGCGCTTCGTGGATCGACGCAGCGGCGTGCTCGATCTTCTGGGCCTCCAGCACAATCGTCGCAGCCTCGGCCACAACGTCGGGCTGCGTCGAGACGCTGCCGATGTGGGTCGCGAGGCGGGCGATTGTGCCTGCCCGCTCCTGCGCATCCGTCGCGGACACCGCGATCTGCCGGCTGGGGCTGCAGGCAGCCAGGGCGACGAGGAGCAGGAACAGCAGCGACCGGATCACCGCCGCCCCTCCAGACGGTCCAGACGGTTCGCGACCTGCTGCAGCGCCTCTCCGTGCTTCTGGTCGTTCGCGGCGCCCAGCACCTGCGACTTCACAAGGTCGCCCACGATGCTGCGCAGCTCCGTCAGGTCGCGGTCCTGTCGGTCCAAAATCGCGTCCTTGCGGCCGATGGTGATGAACACGCCGGCGACGCCCACCACCAGCACGAAGAGCTGCATCACGCTGATAGCCGTCGCGAGCTGCGGGTGGGTCTGGTGCCTTGGGCCGATAGGGGTGGGGCTCACGAGCATGTTCCTGTCACGGCGTTCGGGACGGAGAAGAAGAACAGCGGCTCGCCGTTGTCGCGCGAGAGCGCGTACATGAGCACCACTGTGTTGGTGGCGATCTCCTTGAAGGTGAAGCCGTTCGGGATGTTGCTCGTGCTGATGCCGGGCCCGAGCGTGGTGGTGGCACCGATCATCTGCACGCCCTCGCAGCCGTTGAACGCCGCGCCCTTTGTGCCCGCAAGCGTGCTCGTGCGGCGGTAGCCCTTGTTCGTCTCGTAGGCGTCGCTGGTGTTGACGCTGACCTCTTCCCAGCTGTAGGTCCATGCGACGGGGCGCGCCGACGGGTTTCCGCCGTATACGGCCGTTTTGCCAGAGACGGGGGTCGAGCCCGTGATGCGGGCGAGAAAGATCATCGGCGCAGATCGCTGCGCCGGCGCGGTGGTGTCCTGGCGTTCGCTCGCCGAATTCACTGTGTCGGCGATGACCTTGATCATGCTTGGCGACCACGGCCCGACCGAGTGCTTCCAGTTGCCTGCGACTCGGATCATGTCGTGGTCATTCCAAGCAGGGTGAAGGTGGCCGTGCCGGGGAACGGCTGCCGCCAGTACACGCAGCGAGCGCGCGCGGTCTCGCCAGTGCTCACAGCCGTGAACGAGCTCGTGCATGTGTCCGTTGACTTTGAGCACTCGATCTGCCCAGTGTCGGCGTTCTTCTTTGCGATCTGCCGCAGGTGGTACTTTGAGTCGTAGGAGAACGAGTACACGATCTCGTAGGTGCTCGGACCCACGCGGCTGATGTTGCAGCCCGTGAAGAGCAGCGTGTCCTTCAGGAAGGAGTAGGGGCCGATCGAGAAGTTCGCGTCGTTGCGTCGGTTGATGTACGCCAGCGGGATGATCGGCTTACCAGCGCTGCCGGGCCGGCCGGAGATGACGTTGCGCACCGTGACCCGAGCCACGTTCACGAAGGTGCTGATCGGCTCGCCGGCCGAATCGACCTTCGTGCCGCCGATGTCGTTGTCTCCGGGGTCGGCGATCGAGCCGCCGCTGATCGGTGGCACGTTGGTATTCGCCCGCCAGATATCCACGGGCTCGCCGCTCAGGGAGTACTCGATCGCAATGAAGCCCACCTCTCGCTCGACCTTGTTGTCGGTCGTTGCGCCACCGTTGTCTCCGGTCTGGCTCGCGAAATTCACCGTCGCTTCCCACACGAATCCGCCGTCGTCCACCATCTTCAGATCGAAGGTCGGCGAAGTCACCAGCCCGGAGAAGTATGAGCCCTGGTCAGTGATGGCGCCGCCGCTGCCGCCATACTCGGTGGGGAAGAGCTTCGCCACCACGGCCGAATCGGCAAGGATGCCCGCGGCGGTCAGCTTCGCGCCGGTGCTGTCCGTGATCACATAGGACGACGAGCCGCTCCACTTGCCGCGGTCGAACTGGATCGAGGTGCCGCCGGCGCGCTGCGAGATGACGATTGTGCTGGGCATCAGGGTGCTCCTGCTGCGAGGGGTGCGGTGTTCTTTGCGATCTGCTGCAGGGCGAGTTTCATGGCTTCCTGCGTTGGCATCATGCGCTCCAGGCTGAAGGAGGTCATGCCCGCCACCTTGACGCCTCCGATGGCTGTGCTGAGGCTCTCGGCGTTGCCGAAGTTCATCATGCGCCCGGCCCGGTCGGTGGCCTGCTGTTCCATCTGCTTCGCCAGTTCCGCCTGCTGCTTCATGCTCTCTTCCGACTTCTTCCGCTGTTCCACTTCAGCCCGCGTCGCTGCGGTCTTGTCGTAGGCGTCGCGCAGCTGCTTCGCCTGCGCTTCGGTGATTCGGCCTTCAAGCACAAGTTGCGCCGTCTTCTCGGCGTACAGGTCTCGCTCGGATGTGACCAGTTCGTGCGCGATGCGCTGCTGCTCCTGCAGCATGGACAGGTGCAGCGCTGGGTCGGCTCGGTTGGCCTGGTTCAACATTTCGGCGCGAAGTTTCGCCTGGTCGAGTCCCGCCATCGCCGCACGCATCTGGGCGATCTTCTTGTCGGCTTCTTGTCCCCCCATGCCCTTGCCGATCAGGTTCTGTCGCTGGTCTGCCAGTTCTGCTTCACGGTCAAGGCGCGCGATCTCGTCTTCTGACTTGCCGACCTTGCTGCGATCCCGGCGAATCTGTTCCATCTTCTGCCGGAATGATTCTTCTGCGGTCAGGCGCCTCGACATGGCGGCGGTCTGCGCCTCGATGGCTCGGGTCTGGGCGTCAATGGCGTCAGGCCCGCCACCCCAGCCGAGGAGTGCGTGCACGCCCTTGGCGATTCCCATGATGTGATCGCCAGCCGGCAAGCCCTTCACGAATCCGATCATGGTGTCGCTGTACACCTTGAGCTTGTCAACCTTGCCGCCGCTGGCGAGTTGGTCGAGCGCGTTTGCCATCGCACCCAGTCCAAAATCCACCGCCTTGAACCCCACGAATCCCTTCAGCAGTGGGCCGAGGGTCTTGCCGAACATGGGCCCGCTCTTCGTGCTCTCCGCGTACTGCTGCGTGCGCTGGTACTTCTGTTCGGCGGCCGCCTTCTCGGCCATCAGCTGCTTGTGGATCTTGAGCTGCGTCTCCTTCGATCTCTGCGCTGCAGCCACCTCGGCGGCGCGCCGAGCCTCGGCGGCCTCCCGTGCCGCCGCAGCCTGCGCCATCGCCTGCTCCTTCGCGCGCTGCTCTTCGGCCGCCTTCGCCGCTGCGGCCGCCTTCTCGGCTGCCCGCACCTGCTCGACCTGGGCGAACCGGGCCTTCACCTGGGCGATCTGCTCGGGCGAAGCGTTGCTGGCCGACAGCTTCTCCAGCGTCATCTGCTCCTTCGACTTCGTCGCCATGTCCACCATGCGCTGGGTGGAGGACATGATCCCGGCGATCGACTTCTTCGACCGTTCGGCCAGCTTCTCGTTCGCCTGCGCTGCCCGCTCGGTCGCGTTGGCGTAAGCCTGCACGCCCGTCATCTCCAGCGCGATCTTGATGCTTGAACTTGCCACGGCTTACTCCTTCCACTTCGGCTTCACGCCGAACGCCTTCGCCAGCATCTCGGCCATCTGTTCCTGCGAGGTCTTGGGCTTCTCTGCGTATGGCATGAAGTCAAGATGGCTGAACGGCTTCGACTTCGCGGTGCGGTGGCAGTTCGCGATCGTGGCGGCGATGATCCCGGCGCGCATGTCGGCGCGCTGGTTTCCGATCGGTCCGTCGATCGCCTCAAAGGCCATCCACTCACTCAGTTCGTGGCTGCTCATGGTCTCCTCTAGTTCTGCCACCGTCCTGCCCAACGCCAGCGCCAGCCGAAACATGAACTGTCTCAGCTGACGCTGTCGGAGTTTCCCTCCAGCACTTCGCGAT